GGAATGGCTAGAAAATCTGATATTAGACAAGTTGCTGAAACTTTGGGTGGTATTGCAGATGCGGCACAAGAATACACTTTAAGAGAGGGTGGTGATTGGTTCGATAGAGTTACAATCAAACGTAACATGGGTGAGTTAAAAAAATTACAAGCGGCATTTGAAAAAGAAGCAATTGAAGCAAAAGCACAAGAACAAAGATTAGAATCTCTATATGAAGATATGGGGCACGTTTTGGGAAGATACTTTGAAATAGCAGATGTATCGGAGGATGTAATGAAAAGTAGATTGGGATTACAAGAATGTAAAACTTGTAAAAAAATTAAATAAATGGAAGAATTAGCATCATTATTATTACAAAGTAGAACGCAAGCACATTCATTCCATTGGGGTGTTAAAGGAATTGGAGCGCATTCTGCACATTTGGCATTAGGAGAATATTATGATTCAATTGGTGATTTGGTTGATGGATTAGTTGAAGCATACCAAGGAAAAGAAGGATTAATTCAAATTTCAGGAATTGGAACATTAGATAAAAATTGTGATATTAAAAATATAATTAATTATTTTGAAACTTTGTGTAATTTAGTTGCAAAATTAAGACAAAATCCAAAATTACAAGATTCTTGGATTCAAAATGATATAGATGGTATAGTATCTTTACTATATTCTACTAAATATAAATTGGTAAATCACCAATAAAATCTATAAAGATACAAAAAAATATTGAGAATCCCAAAGAAATTTGGGATTTTTTCTTTAGTTTTCTAAAAAGTTATATACTTATTATCAAATATCCCATTTATATGGGATTAATTTTTTATCGTTGATTAATGAATACCCTTCTCTTATAAGGTGTGACCGAACAATCAGCTGAATATCATTGGAGTTTAATTCAATAACTTCACAAGTAAATCAAAAAAACATAAATGGCAAACTCAAAATTGTTAAAAGAAGCAATCGCCGATGCTAAAGCCGTAAAGGAAACTGCATTAGCAAACGCAAAGTTAGCACTTGAAGAAGCATTTACTCCACGTTTACAATCTATCTTATCTCAAAAGTTAAGAGCAGAAGCAGAAGGTGAAGAAGATACTGACCAAGAAGCAACAAATGAAGAATTGGATTCTACTGGTATTGGCTCTAAAGTAGGAGTTGATGCAGCAGAAACACCTGGTTCTCAACCAACTTTGGATGCAGATACTGATTTATCAGTAGGTGTAGCTAAGGATAGTGGAAAACCAGAGCAAGCAGGAACTGACTACACTAAAGTAGCAGACATCAATGAAGAAGATGACATGGGATACGGAGATGACGAAAAAGACCAAGAAATCGCTGAATTGAAAGCTAGATTAGCAGAGTTAGAAGGTGGTGAAGACGAAAATCCTTTTGGAATGGAAGATGAAGAAGAAGACCCTTTTGCAGCGGCACAAGGAGATGACCAATCTTACGGACAAGAAGATGAAGAAGAAGACCCATTTGCACAAGGTGGTGAAGAAGATTCAGAAGATGAAATGGGATTAGAAGCCATCATCAGAGAATTAGAAGCACAATTAGGTGAAGAAGAAGGTGATGAAGAAGCAGGTGAAGAAGCTCCGGCAGAAGACCCTAATTCAGAAAAAATTGCAGAATTAAAAAGACAATTAGCTGAATTAGAAGGTGATGATGAAGCATCAGCAGATGAAGAACCAAAAACTGAATCTAAAAAATTACGTGAATCTCGTAGAAGATTGAAAGAAGATTATACTGACGGAGCTGAGGCAGGAACTGACCCAGATGGTGAGAAAGTAATCGACTTAGAAGAAATTCTTCGTGAAATGGAAGATGATTTGAAAGGTGAACCAGTTGAAGAGGGTGAAGAAGAAGATAAAGAAGAATTGAAAGCAGATTTACAAGAAGCTTACAAAACTATCAAATCTTTACAATCAACTATCAATGAAGTTAATTTGTTAAACGCAAAATTATTATTCGCTAACAAATTGTTCAGAGCTCACAACATGACTAACGAACAAAAAGTTAAGGTAATTGAAACTTTAGATAGAACTAAATCAGTAAGAGAAGTTAAGTTGGTTTACTCTACATTGGCAGAGAACTTCAAATACACTTCATCAAACAAAATTGCTAAGAAATCAATTGCAGAAGGAATCGCAAGTAAAGTAGTTAAATCTACAAAACCATCGGTACAAAAGCAAGTAATTTCTGAATCTGTTACAGTAGCTAATAGATTCAAAAAATTAGCAGGTATTATTAAATAACGAAAAAACAATTTAATTTAAAATGAACTTAAAAAAATTAATGACAGGTGCTAACCCACAAAGCATTATGCTTGAGCAAACTCGTGGTTTGAAAAGCAAGTGGGAAAAAACAGGATTACTTGAAGGAGTAGGTTCTGAAACAACTAAGCATGGTATGGCAGTAATGTTAGAAAACCAAGCTAAGCAATTATTGGATGAGGCAACTCGTACAGGTACTTCAGCAGGTTCTGAGGAGTGGGCAGGTGTTGCTCTTCCATTAGTACGTCGTATCTTCGGTTCTATCGCAGCGAAAGAATTCGTTTCGGTTCAACCAATGAACTTACCATCAGGTCTTATTTTCTATATGGACTTCAAATATGGTACTGCTAACGATGCAAACAGACCAGCTTCTGGTTCTTCTTTATTCGGTAATAGTGGTACTTTTGGTAAAGATAACTTAGATTCAGGTGATGCAGCAGGAAACAAATTAGGTTCTACTCAAGCAGCTGAAGGTGGTCTTTACGGAGCAGGTCGTTTCGGATACACAATCAACGATACAACTGCAGCAGTTACTGCGGTAGTAACTTCTGGTTCTGCTTCTGATTTCATCGGAAACGAAACATTATCTGCATCTTTCGCAGCAACTCCAAACGGTTGGAGAAAAGTTAAAGTTGGTTTACCATCAACTGCTGATTTCAACGCAGTAAGAGCATTCAAAGTATCTGGTTCTACTTCTGTAACTCACTTCCCAGAATTAACTACAATTGATACATTAGGTTCTGCATCATTCTACGTTTCTTCTTCAGCTACTTTAGTTGCAACTGATTTAGTAACTCAAACTTTAGTTTATCACAAGCAACCATCTGCTGAAAACAGAGGTGATTTTGAAGATAGAGGTTCTGATTTACCAATCCCAGAAATCGAATTAGAATTGAAATCTGAGCCTATCGTGGCTAAGACTCGTAAGTTAAAAGCTATTTGGACTCCTGAATTAGCGCAAGACTTAAATGCATACCACTCAGTAGATGCGGAAGCAGAATTAACTCAAATGTTATCTGAGTACATCTCATTAGAGATTGACTTAGAAATTTTAGAGATGTTGCAACAAAACGCATTCACAACTGATTACTGGTCTGCAAGAGTTGGATATGATTACAATTCAGCATCAGGAAACTTCGCAATTGATTCTAATGCAGCAGCAGCTTCTGCTTACACTAAATCAACTTGGTATCAAACTTTAGGTATTAAATTACAAAAGGTATCTAACAAGATTCACCAATTAACTATGAGAGGTGGAGCAAACTTCATCGTTGTTTCTCCTAACGTAGCTACAATCTTAGAATCTATGAACGGATTCTCTGCAAACCCTGGTAAAGATGCTTTAACTTTCGCAGCAGGTGTAACTAACATCGGACAAATCTCTAACAGATACGATGTTTACAAAAACCCATACATGACTGAAAACGTTATCTTATTAGGTTTCAAAGGTTCTAACTTCTTCGAGACAGGTGCGGTTTACGCTCCATATGTACCGTTGATTATGACTCCATTAGTGTACGACCCAACTAACTTCACTCCAAGACGTGGTGTTATGACTCGTTACGCTAAGAAAATCGTTAGACCAGAATTCTACGGTAAAATCTTAGTTGATGGATTAAACACTCTTTAATCTTAATCAATTAGAGTAATCATTAAGGGAGAGCAGAAATGTTCTCCCTTTTTGTTTTATAGGAATATCAGTTCTTTTTTATTTCTTATATTTATAGGTGTAAAACTATAAATTTTCATTATGTCTGTAAATACATACTGGTCGGGTTCAACATCTAGTTCATTTATATCGGGTTCATCTACTCCTTTTGGAATTTATGATTCAGATAATGAATTTAGAAGTGATGCACCGAGAACTGCAACTTGGGTAGCAAAACGATTGGGTTGGCCAATTGTTAATATTGAATTGGATAATGAGCAAATATTTGCGTGTTTTGAAGAAGCAACATCGGAATATTCTGCACAAGTAAATCAATTCAATCTTCGTAACAACTTGGATATTTTAAGAGGGCAACCAAAAGGTAAAATTGATAATTATTCACAAACTCTTGTCGATGGTTCATATTTACCTACTGCAATCCGTATGGCACAACAATACGGAACGCAAGCAGGTGTAGGAGGTTCAACTTCAATTAAAAAAGCATATATAAATTTAACTGCATCTGTTCAAATATACGATTTGATGACGAGAGCAGTTGATGCTGAATCGGGTCGTTCTTTTTCTGCTATATTTAGTGGTTCATCAACCGTAGATGTAACAAGAGTTTATCACGAAGCAATTCCTGCAATTACTCGTTTCTTTGACCCATATTCAGTTGGAGCACAAGGAACTCTAAACTTAATGAGTGAGTTAGGATTTGGTAATTACTCTCCTGCGGCACAATTCTTAATGATGCCTCTTTATGAAGATGTATTAAGAATGCAACATATTGAATTTAATGACCATATTCGTAAATCAGCACATACATTTAATATAGTAGATAATAAATTAGAAATATTTCCTGTTCCTGCTGCAAACGGACCAAATAGAATCTACTTTGAATATATGAGTAGAGATGAGTTTGAGCATGATTCACAAAATATTCAACCAGAATCTCTTTCAGATTATTCAGATATTCCATATGATTTTATTCAATATTCAAATATAAATGATGTTGGTAAGCAATGGATTCGTAAGTACACTCTGGCACTCTCTAAGGAGTTGCTAGGGGCAATAAGAGAAAAGTATTCATCTATTCCTATACCTGATGCAGAAATCTCTCTGGATGGGGCAGCATTGAGAGCAGAGGCACAGGTTGAAAAGGATTATCTAATTACTCAATTAAGAGAAAACTTAGATGAAATGAGTAGAAAAAATGTGATGGAAAATAAAGCACATGAATCTACTCATCACCAAGAAATGTTAAGAAAAGTTCCTTTAAAAATTTATGTAGGATAATATGCCAAAGTTTTCATTAGGTAGAGATTTAGATTTTTTTCATAGTATTGCCAGAGAATTGGTAGATACTGTGATAGAAAATACTTTTGTATTATTTAAAGTCGATTTAAATGCTACAAAAGTAAATATTTACGGAGAATCGTTAAATAAAACTTGGCATCCTGGTGTTGAACTTTATGGTTTAGCAGATAAAGACCCCGAAGGAGTTTTATATGAAGGATTTGGTCCTGATTTAACACAAACTATGACATTTAAAGTTGATAGAGCATTGTGTGAAGAAAGAAATGCATACCCTGAAATTGGTGATGTTATATATTATGATGATTCATATTATGAAATTGATAATACAAATGAAATTCAATTTGTAGCAGGCTCTCCTGATAATAATTGGAGTATTGTAATATCAGCATTCCAAGTAAGTAAATCGAATCTAAACATAGAACAAAGAATAGATTAATATGTCTACTAACCCATTAAGAAAATCCGATAGGATTCTGCAATCAAAATCTACAAAAGAAGATATAAAACAAAGTATATCTCTTTTTGATATAGATTATGCAATGATGTCTTATTTAGAAGAGACTGCATTACCTACATTAGATAATAATGGGGTTGCATTAAAAATACCTGTAATTTATGGTAATTCTGAAAGATGGAACGGTGCAAGAAGACAAGGTGTTTATAGAGATGATAAAGGTAAAATTCAATTACCTTTAATGATGATTCGTAGAACATCAATTGCAAAAGATGAACAGATGCCAATGTTAAACAGACATGTTTCATATTCCGGTATTACAAAATATTCAAAAGATAATAGATACGATAGATTTACTTTGTTAGGGAAATCAACACAACCAAAATACGAAGTATATAAAATACAAATGCCAGAATATGTTGAACTAAATTATGATTGTATGGTTTGGACATCATATACAGAACATTTAAATGCAGTAATAGAACAATTGCAATATACTGGAACTTATTGGGGAGATAAAGATAAATTTAAATTTAGAACAACATTAGGAGATTTTAATGTTGTTAATGAGGTTGGTGAAGGAACAGAACGAATTAATAGAATTGAATTTAGTTTAACTGTAAAAGCATATTTACTTCCGGAGAAATTTGATGGTCAAAATACAACAAAAAAATCATTTTCTTCAAAAAGAATTGTTGTTGCAACCGAAACAGATGTAACTGCAAATGGTAGATTAGAAGGAATGCTTACAACTCCATCTCCGTATTATGATAATAAAGATTTAATAGATTTTCTTTCTTTAAATAATACTAGGTCACAAAATCCAGTTGCAAATAATACCATAACATTTATTGGGATTAAACCAATAAAAACACCACCTACATTATCATCGGTTGTAACTAATGGTATGCGTATTGGTAGTGATGTATATGATATAAAATTGTATATAAATGGTGTTAGATATTATGATTTAACACATTTTAGAGCACCTACTTATGTAACAGGTACAGGTGCATTAACAATAGATTTTAATTCACCATATACACCTGGATTCACAGTTAATAGTGGAGATGAGATTGTATTAATTGGTAAATTTATAGAATTATAATGAAACGAACTATTTTAGATATAACCAAAAATATAAGTAGAAATCCAGGAAATACACTATTAACACCATATAATTTAAACGATTCTACCTATTGGATTTTTGAAGCAAAATATTGGAGATTTGTTGAACTTTTAAGAGAAATTGAATTAAGAACAACGCAAGATAGAATCCGCGTTTATATTAATACTCAAACAATTAGTCCTACCGATTTTGATATAGAAGAAGGTAGTAATGGTTTATTAATAAAATTTAAAAAATCAAATTTTGAATTTGAATTAGATTCGCAAGATTTTATTGAAATAAAAGGTGATATAGAAAGATATGCTTAAAAGATTTAATTCAAATGCTAGAAAATTAAATAGAATCGTTTCTCAAATTAATTTAAATAATTTGAGTGGTTCTGGTAATTTGGATGATTTAATAAATGAATATAAATTACAATCATCATTATCGGGTTCATTTGATGGTAGAGATACAAATGGAAATCCATTACCAATACAACAAGCAATGTTGGAATTAAGTGCATCTATTGCGTATTCTTATACCACATCCGTTGATACATATATACCTACAAAATCACAAAGTAAAACTCGTTCAAATCCAAATCCAATTAAATTGGTAAATAATAAAGGAAAATTGAACGATTTTTATGAAGAAATATTACAGAATAGTGCAAGATATATAAGTAAAAAAGCAAGTTCATTTGATAATGTTAATAATACGATTACAATAAATAATGTTTCATTAGATTACGGTACAGAGGGTGCAAATTCGGATAATTTTGAATTATTAGTTTTTGGATTACATATACCAGGAGATTATACAATAAAAGAAATTGGAAGTAATGTAGTAATTACATTAAACAATGAATATATAGATTTTGATTCTGTAACATTAGATGATATATATGTTATAGGTAAATTTAAATAATATGGCAAACTTAATAAGATTAAAACAAATAGAAAGTAGTTCTGCATTAATATCGGCAGCAGGAGCAGGTTCTGACTTTTCACAATCCGTTATTAATGTAGTAACCGGAGAAGTTGCCGTATTATTAGATGGTGCAACGATGAATGATGTTACATTAGTAAATGCAACCGTTACAACCGCAGATTCCGATAGATATTCTTTATTAATTAGTGGTGCAGTTGCCGTTGTTAATGCAAATAATTTACCTACTGGTTCTACACCTGATGGGGATACAAATGTACCTGCACAGATTTGGTTAAACTCAAATGCGATTTTACCATCTGACCCATCTGTTAGTGGAAGTGCAGTATCAAATATAATTGACCAGGGAGAGTGGTAAAGAAAAAAAAATATATATTTATAAAGGATAAAGTAGAAACCGAGAATTAAAAAACATGACACAAATAATTAAACACAGAAGAGGTAGTTTAGAATCTCTATCATCTGTAACTGGCTCACTACAAAAAGGTGAGATAGTTATTGCATCTGGTTCTTCTAATATTTCCTCAACAAACGGTTCAACAATAGTATTTGCAGTACCTGAAAATGGTTCTGTTAGAGCAGTAAATAGAGTATTAAGAGGAAATACTGCACCAAATATATTTTCAGGTTCGATTTATAACGGAATGCTTGATGGTGTTCCTTACTATGCAAGTTCATCAACTCAAACTCCTACTTTATATTTAATTAGTTCTAGTTTCAACGAATCAATTAATTTAATTGGTAATATTCAACCGTTCTCTACATCGGTAGATAGTAGATTGGTTACAATTGAAACTTCTATTGGTGGGGGTGGTTCGTTAGGAACAAGAGTTACTAATTTAGAATTAGTTTCTCAATCTATACAAAACTTTACATCTTCACAAAACGCAAAAGATATAATAATTGGAGCATATACTGCTTCAATGAATACCTTTACAGGTTCGCAAGAAGCAAAAGATGTAATCATTTCTGCATATACTGCATCAATGAATACATTTACATCTTCACAAAATGCAAAAGATGTAACGATTTCAGCATATACTGCTTCGATGAATACATTTAGTGCATCAATTTATGCATTTACTTCATCGCAAGAGGCAAAAAATACAACATTACAAACTTATACTTCTAGTTTAAATGCAACAATTGCTAGAATACAAGAAAGTACTGCATCATTAAACTCATATACTGCTTCTAATGATACTACTAATACTGCACAAAATGCAAGATTAAGTAGATTGGAAGAAAGTACTGCATCATTAAATGCATATAGTGCATCTTTAAAAACTGCAATTACGGCAAGTGGTGTTGATATAACTGTAAATGGTAATACAACCATTAAAGGTAATTTAACAGTTCAAGGAACTCAAACATCTGTAGATTCTACTACAATTAATTTGGGTGATAATATATTACAACTTAATGCAGCTGGAACTGCTGATGGTGGTTTAATTGTAAGAGATGCAACCGGTGGTTCAACAACTTCTGGTTCATTATTATGGGATGTAACTAACGATTATTGGAAAGCAGGGGCAGTTGGTAGTGAAGAAAGAATTTTAAGAGCAGGTAGTGATACGGTAGTTTCGGGTTCTTCTCAAATTACAATTACAAATACAACTGGGTTTACAACATATAGTTCATCTGTTTCGGCATCCGTTACATCGTTAAGTGCATCGGTAGCAGCAGGAAACATATGGCAAAGAACAGGTTCTGCTTACAACACTATTAATAATATAGAAATTACAGGTAGCTTAAATGTAAGTGGAACAATAAATGCGGATAATACAACCGTAGGTATTCCAACATCAAATGCTTGGCAATCAAATCTTAATGGTTCTTATTTTAATAACTTTACATCAGAAACAAACGTATCTGAAATATTAAGATTTGTGGCAGGTTTATTATCATCTTCTGCACCTGATGCATCTCCTAATACGAGAACATTAGGTTCAGTAACTACAACTGGATTAAATACATCAAGTGGTACTGCATTAACAGGTAGAATTCCACAAAGTTCTACAAATGCAACTATTACTTATTTAGCAAGTAAAGGATTTGCAACTGCGGGTTCTACAATATTTAGTGGTGTTGGTACAATTTATACCGCAGGTTTAGGATACAACTATTCATCTGTTGCAGCAGGTACAACGGTTGCAACTTCATCAGCAGATGCTCAATTATTTGGATTAGGATTATTAAGTAGTGGAACTCCTACAAACTTTAAAGTAAGTGGTTCATTTACATTTAGATTTAAAGATAATAGTGCAAAAACTGATACTGCAACATCTCAATCCGTAGTAACACTTACTCAAACGGGAGCAGGTACAACAAATGGTGTATCATTAGCATTAATCAATACCGTTAATCCGGCAGTTATTCCTCCGGGATACCAAGATGGTAAATTTGCAAACGTAATGCCACAATATCTTTATAGTGGTTCAGCAACGGCAGTAAGTGCTAGTGGGTATTATCATATATCTTCATCTTTCCAAATAGCAAGTGGAAGTAGTCCATATTCAACTGCAACCCAAGCAAATGGTTCAGAAATATTCTGGGCACCATTAACTACAATTGCAACAAACGTTCCTGCTCAAACTGTTTATACCGCATCGGTATCTACATTAGCATATGTAAGTGCAGTATCTCGTTCATTATCGGGAGCACCTTATTTATCTCAATCAACTTATGTAGTTTCATCTTCAATAAGTGGAGCATTTGCACCTTTATTCTTTAACGGAACTGTTGCAGCACATTCATTGAGTGGTACGGGTATGACACAAACATCTGGTGTAACTTCAGTAGCAACATCAGCTGGTACAATATCAACCGCAAATGCAGTATATGATTCAACGAACACAACTGTAAGAGCAACTGGTGTAATTCCAACTGAAACTGATTTAATTAGATTAAATGGATTATACACATTTGGTGGTGCTAACATTACAAACGTAACACAAACATCATTTACACCAACAACATTCACAGTAAGTGCAGTTGGATACGATTATAATGGTGCAGCTGATACATATTCAAATACATTATCATATCATACTGCTGGTGGTTTTGGACAAACTGCGGCAAGTGGTTCATTAGCATACTATACGAGAACGCAAGGAACGGATTCGGCAACAAACTCTGGTTCTTCAAACTTAGAACCATTTACTGGAGAAAACTTTAGAATGGTATTAAATGATAGTTTATTAACATTTACAGGAACATCTTGGACAACAACATTTGCATTAAACCAATTAGGTGGAAATGATTTACAAGTTAAACCTGGATATTTAGTAAAACCTGGTGGAACTTATGGATATTGGATAGGTGACCCTGACCCTACTAAAACTTACAAATATTATGTAAGAAGATTTACAACCAATGGTGCAACTAAAACGGCAATGACATTGAACTTAGGTCAAACATTGGTCAATTGGACTGCAACTACTAACAACTCTATTGCAGTTGGATTATTGTTCCAATCTTCAAAGAATCCAACATACGCAAATGCTAGAATATATGACCCATCCGATTTAACTAACAACTTTATTGCAACACAAACTGCAAATACTGATGGTATGAATCCATTTGGTTCAAATATAGGGTTATATGGTAATACTGGTGGTTCATTACTAACAAATACTTATACTATACCATTGAGAAATGCAGATGGTATGACATTAGACGCAACTAATACGAGTGTTTATGTAATTGTGAGATACAAAGGAGACCCAACACCTTCAACTTCTATGACAGTAACATTTAGTTAATAAATAAAGAGATAAAAAAAGAGAAATGGCAATAAATAACACATACAAATCGGCGAGGTTACTCCAAAGTAGAAGATATACTCATGATAGCTTTACAGATTCTCAGGAGGCATTCACATCCACACTGGATATAAATGCAAATGAGGTATATGTTGACCAATCGTTAATACCATATAGTGGATTGCCATTTAGTGGAAGTGGACAGAGTGGTTCGGTATATTCGGTGAATGGGCAAAATGTAATGAAATATTATTACAGAGCCCCAATGACCCGTTCCAACTTGGTTTCTGGTTCTGCAAATGAGGTTTGGTTTTTATTATCACCATCTGGTTCAAATGCAGGTATAGGAGCACAGTTGATTGACCCTACACAACAAGGTAATTTTATCTCACCTAAATATGCAACATCATCATTAGCCAACGCAAATGCGGAAGATGCAACTCCTGGTTATGGTGCGAAAGTATTCGTATCAACCGCAACAACATCTGCGGGTGTTGTAGCAGGTGACCAAGTTTCGGTAAATAACTATACATTTGACTATAAGACTGGTGTTTTACAATTTACTACAAATGCATTATCTGCAACTACTTCACAATATGTTTATATTACAACATACCAATATGTAGGTAGAGTATTATCAGATAATATTACAAACGTATCATCTTCAATTGCATCTATTTCAGCATCAATTGGTAGTGGTGGTTCATTGGGTAGTAGAGTAGACCAATTAGCAGCAGCAACGGCATCTGTCAATTCATTTACATCATCTGCATCTACAAGATTGAGTAGAATTGAAGAAAGTACTGCTTCTTTAAATACATTCACAAGTTCAACTTTCCCATCATTCTCTACATCTGTAGATAGTAGATTAGATACATTAGAGGGTACTGGAACTATTCAAGGAGTTGGTACTGGTAATAGTGTAACTTTTGCAGGATTACAAACAACAGGAAACGCAACAATTGCGGGAGATTTAACGGTATTAGGTAATACTGTTACAATGAACGTTGGACAATTAGTTATTGAAGATAAACTAATAACATTAGCAAGTGGTTCTACAACTTCATTACAAGCAAATGGTGCAGGTTTTGAAGTAGCAGGTGCTAATGTTTCTATGAGTTTTGACAACACTTATAGTGGATTCATAGTAAATACAAAAGTTTCAGCATCCGTATTTGATTCACCAATTGCAAATCTTACACAATTAACTTTAAGTAGTGGTTCAGTAGGAACATCAAAAAGAGTATTGTTTAGAAATGAAGCAAATTCAAACAAAGTAGAATATGTTCCCGCACCTACAACAGATGGTGATTTGTTACAATGGAACGGTTCTGATTTTGTTATGAGTAACACTATAGATGGTGGTTCATTCTAATTAACATAAACATATTTTTTAAAGACCCTACTTCGGTAGGGTTTTTTGTTTTTAATTTATATTTATGTTAGTAGTATATACTATACATTTGTTAAATAACATTTATCGTACTCCATAGATATGGCCCAAAATATCATATTAAAACGTTCGTCCCAATCCGGGAAAGTTCCAACTACTTCATCCTTAAATTTAGGAGAGATTGCATTGAATACCTATGATGGTAGAGCATTTCTTCATAAATCAGGCTCAACTAATACAATTGAACATATTGTAGTAACCAATTCAATTACAACTGGTTCAATCAATATTACACAAACGGGTTCATTTGGTGAGGTAAGTGTAACAAACGATTTAAATGTAGGAGATAGTGTATTTGTAACAAATGATGTAGTAATTGGTGGTGATGTCGATGCAGTAGGAGCAGTAACGGCATCGTTTTTTGTTGGAGATGGTTCAAGATTAACCGGTATTTCAGCAGGAGCAACTGATACAGAAATTCCTACAAACGATTGGGATTATAATGTATCCGATTCGGCAAGTTTAAGTGATGGAAATAACATATCTACAAAATATACAGTTGATTTTCAAGCAGAGGGATATGGTGCAAGACCTGTTGGTTATCAGACCTTCATAACAAACACAAATGGTAGTACGGAAATAATACCTGGAACAGATGGTGTTATTTTTATTGTAAATAATCAAGAAGTAGGTAGAGTAGATGCAGGTGGTATTATTGGAACTACTCCAAATGGTACGGTATCATCTTCTGCACAAATTACTGCATTAGGATTTGTTAGTTCTTCTACTGGTAATATAAACACATCTTCATTTGCAACTACGGGTTCAAATACTTTTACGGGAAGTCAAAGTATATCAGGAGCAGTTTGGATTGATGGTAATTTAAATGCAGGAAATTTAACTGCGGGTAGTACTGGTAGTAACTTTAATACTATTACTCTTGTAACAAGTGATACAAACTTTACATCTAGTTTATACAGTACTATTGGTATAGATGTTGATAATGGGGGAGAACATAGTGCAGGTTTATCAATATCAACTTACACCAATTATGGGCAAGTACCTGTTGGAATTATATATGGTGGAGGTTCTGGTAGTAACGCAAATGGTGGAAATGAAGCAATTTATTTACAAAATGGAAAAATAGATATAGTTAAAAATACTACTATAAGTGGTTCATTAACAATATCCGGGTCACTTACAATGACAACTGGTTCTACTATATTTGGATTACAAAAATATTCGGGAGCAATTTTATTACAACCAGTAGCAGACCCTGACCCGTTATCACAAGCAACTACCGGAACTCATATATTTGTATCTGGTTCAAACAATCAAACGGGACAAGATTTATATTTTAAACAACAAGATAATAAAGTTAAATGGAAATGGGTAGAGGGTAAGCTAAATACAGGTATTCTAACAGGTGGTGTAATATCTTATAGTGGTAGTTTAGTTTATGTGAAAGCAGGAACTGGTATTATTATGAATCATAATGCAAGTTTGACACAAGAAATATCACCTGTTACAACTTATGTTAGTTGGAATGATTATACTGCATCTTGCCAAAATATAACTTCATCATTAGCAACTTATTTATATGTTGATAGTAGTGGTTCGATACATCAAAGTGATTCATATTTTACAATAGACCAATATAGAACTGCATTACCTTTGGGTATGGTTAATCATACTGGTAAAAATGTAATTACATCTGTTGCAAATAATGTTGCAACCGCATACGATGATGTTTCACAAACTTCTGATTTCATTAGAGCGTTTGGTCCTATGAAATTAAGTGGTTTAACTATGACAGCAGCAACTGATAGTTTAAAATTCACAGTTGAAGCAGGTACTGCATTTATATTAGGAGGATTTTATCAACAAGACCCAAATAATGCATCTCATAAATCAACTTCTTTGATTCAAACAGGAAGTTTGCAAATAGCAAGAGTTAGAAGAAATGGTTCTAATGGATTTATAGTTGATAATAATAGTGGTAGTTTTTATACATCAATAGATACAAATAACTATGATAATAATACTGGTACACTAGCTTCTATGACAAATAATGATTGGCAAATACAAAGAGTATTTTTCAATCCATTTACATCACGTCTTCACATCTATTATGGACAAACTTTATATTCATCTTTTATAAACGCACAACAATATCTTGCAACAGACTCATTTGTAGAAGCAGAATACACATCTCATCAGTATGTATTTTTGGGATATTTAATTGTAAAAGGAAATTCTACAAATTTAGCAGATAGTAATAATAATGTAATAGTTCAATCCGGATTATTTAGAAATACCGTCGGTAGTAGTGGTGGAGTACAACAATTTACACATTTGCATGATTTAGCAGATGTTGAGGTAGCAAATCCATCTGAAAAGGATTTATTATCATACAATGCTTCTTCTGGTTTATGGGAGCATCATAATTTTTCATATTTAGGATTAGCAACAACTTCATCATTTGGTGGTTTAATTTCGGGTTCATCCCAACTTACATCATCATTTGATACAAGATATTCTTTAAGTGGTAGTGGTGGTTCAATACCTGCAGGAACTGTAAGTAGTTCAATACAAGTATTAGGAGGTAGTGGTGTTTATAGTGGTAGTATATCCGCAGCAGGTGCAACATTTACATATCAATATTTGGTATTAGGTTCAGGGACATCGCAAGCTAGAATATCAACCGATGGTGGTAAAAATATAGAATTTTATCCAAATAATGGTGTTCAATCGGTAAGATTTTGGTCTGGGAATGGTGTATCTATTCAACAAGGTGGAACATATACTTATGCGGGACACGCATTGGATGTAAGTGGTAGTTCAAACTTTAAAGGTAGTACATTTGTAACAGGCTCATTATTAGTAACGCAAGGAATTACGGGTTCAATTGCAGCAACTAATGGTGTAATTAGTGGTTCATCACAATTAACACAATTAAATGCGGCAACCGCAAGTTTATTAATTGAAACTGCTAATTTGGAAGCATTTAGTGCATCGGTATTAACGAGATTAACCACAATAGGTACATATACATCTTCATTAAATGTTTGGACAAGTTCAGTAGCAACAACAGGTTCAAATTCATTCAACGGAAATCAAACTATTACAGGTTCATTAACAGTAAGTTCTGTAACGGCATTAAGTGCATCTGTTATTGCAAATAGTTCATCATTGACATTGAATAGTGGAAGTAATTTATATATTCAAAATAATGGATTAGCAGAAATTACAGGTTCATTTATACAGAGTGGTTCTCTAACTTCTTACGGACCAAATTTATTAGTTGGTAATTCTACAATTACTGGTTCAATAAGTATTTCAAGTGGTTCTATAACAATGGTTAATAGAGCTGCATTTAGAGTAGTGGGAGCAGCAAGTGCCGATAGAACTGCACCATTAACATTGAGTGGTTCTGTGGTTTCAGTCGATTACAATGAAGGTAATTATTTCAGTACAACAAATGGTAAATTTACTGCACCAATTGCGGGATTATATCAAGTATATTATAATGGTAGATGTGGTAGTGCAAACTCAATGCAACAAGTGATTATTTACAAAAATTCAAACGTTGTACAATTAATGTGGGAAGCACCTGGGAATACCGGAGTAGCACATTTTGGAGTTAGTGGAATAGTTAAATTAGCAGTAAATGATACATTGGAAGCAAAAGTTGCGGTTGGGACTATTCAATTTGATGGAAATGATAGTTGGGGAGTAGCATATATAGGATAAAAATAAAGTTATGAGTATAACATTTTCAAGAGGATTTACAATATCTGGAACCACTACATCAACAATAGTAACAAGTGGATTGGTGTTTAATTTACAAACTGCACCATCTTCGGGAACAACTTGGTCGGATGCAAGTGGGAATGGATATAACGCAACTTTACAAGGTTCTCCATCATATGTATCAAACAATGGTGGGGGTATAAAATTGAATAACGCAAATTATCTTGGAACGGACTATATTAGTGTCCCATATAATATTAGTGGTACAACTACAACAGTTGAAATTGTAGCATCATTTAACTCAACAACTCAATGGGCAACTATTTGGGGAAATGAAAGTTATAGTGCTGCCAAAGGGTATCTTGCATATCAAGGAACATCAACTGGTATAACATGGGGTTCTCCAAATGCACAAACAACCGCAACAATAACTGCAAGTAACGCAATAAGACATTGGATATTTGTAATAAATGGCACGAGTAAAAGTTTATATTTGAATGGAACTCAATTTGGAACAACTGCAACAGTAGCAAACCCAACGGGTGGTTATGCAACATCCGAATTCCTTTTTGGTGCAAGACATACAAACGCAGGAACTGGTGCAACTGATAAATTGAATAGTTCAACATCAGCAAACCAACCCGTATTTTATCAAATTAGAGTTTATAACAAAGCATTATCGACTACGGAAATAACACAGAATTACAACGCAATAAAAGGAACATACGGAATATAGTAAAAATAAGAAATAGTTTTAAAAGTTATATTTATATTAACAAACATAATCGTACTAAAAAAAAGGTAACTAGATGGCACTTAAATTTAGACGTGGGACAACCGCACAGAAATCAGGTTCGTTAGCATTCGGAGAACCATTCGTAAATACAACATTAGGAACATTACAAATCGGTGGAGATACTGGTGATATTACATTAGCAGGAACATCTGCAAATGTTGGTATTTCGGGTTCATCATTAGATATTACCGGAAACGCAAAGATAGATGGTAATTTAACATTAGGAGGTACTATTACCATTGGTGATGCAAATACTGATAATGTTGTTGTAAATGCAGATTTGAGTTCTTCAATCATACCAAATAATGATAATGCATTTGATTTAGGTTCATCTTCTAAAAGATATAAAAACATTTATGGTGTTTCATTAGAAGCAACTAACGTTACTGCTTCGGCACAAATAGTAAATGGTGATTTAAAAATTTCATCAACATCTCCTCGTATTTATTTAATAGATACTGATAGTAATGATGATTTTTCTATTAAAAATGCAGACGGAACATTTACAATTTCAGATGATTCATTATCTACTGATAAAGTTAAAATATATTCAACATCTGGTTTAATTGAATTCAATGGTAATACTTCTATAACAAACGGTGGTTTAATTGTAGCAAGTGGAATTACTGGTTCAATCGGAGCAACAAATGGTGTAGTTTCTGGTTCATCTCAAATTAATTTTACAGGAATAAGTACATTACCTACATTAGTTTCAGGTTCTTCGCAAGTAACAATTTCATCTACAACTGGATATACAACATTTAGTTCATCCGTTAGTTCATCATTAGGTGCAGTTTCTGCTTCGATTACATCAACAGATGTTGCACAAGCTAGTAGAATAGCAAATTTAGAATTAACTTCTGCTTCTGTTTTAGGACATATTGCGGACATTAATGTTAAAACAGGTTCTTTTGAAACTAAAAACGCAACTCTTGCAACTTACACTGCTTCAATTGATTCTAAATTTAGTACTCTTCAAACTTTAACTGCTTCAATGACGGCACAAGTTTCAAGAATACAAGAATCAACTGCTTCATTAAATTCATTTAGTGCATCTACATTAGGACACATTTCTGATATTAATACTAAAACAGGTTCGTTTGAATCTAAATTTACTACATTACAAACTTTAACCGCATCAGTAGCGGCACAAATAAGTAGATTACAAGAATCATCAGCTTCATTAAATGCATTTACTAACTCATTTAATACTGCAATCCAATTAACAGGTTCAAATGTTAATATTGCGGGTAATTTAGTAGTAGCAGGAACTCAAACAACTGTAAATTCTACAACACTTGCAATTGCAGATTCTATAATTGAATTAAATTATGGTGGAGCAGTTGTTAAAGGTGGTCTTTTAATAAAAGATGGAACGGGTGGTTCAACATTATCTGGTTCATTATTATGGGATGGTACTTTAGATACTTGGGTAGCAGGTGTGAGTGGTAGTGAGGCAAAAGTAATTACAGATGCACACACTCCGGTTACATCATCACAACAAGTAGTTGGTATATTATCATCACTAAACGCATATTCTGCATCACAAGATACTAAAAATAGTACATTAGCATCTTATACGGCAAGTGTTGATTCTAAATTTACAACTATTGGAGGTGTAACTTCATCATTAAACTCATTTAGTGCATCTACATTAGGACACATAACAGACATCAATACTAAAACTGGTTCATTTGAAACTAAATTTAGTACATTACAAACTTTAACTGCTTCGATGGCAGCACAAGTTGCGAGAATACAAGAATCAACTGCAAGTTTAAACTCATTTAGTGCATCTACATTAGGACATATTGCAGATATAAACTCTAAAACAGGTTCATACGCATTAAATACTGTTTCAAATTTATTTAATCAAGACCAAACATTTAGTGGTTCTCTAATTCCTGCCACAAGTGGTGCATACGATTTAGGTACTACAACAAAGCCATTTAGACATATTTATGTTGGAACTGGTTCTATTTATTTAATGAATCCGGAAGGTTCTGCAGTTCATACAATTAATGCACAAACTATTGTTACAAAAGATGTAATTAATAGTGGTTCAGTAGATTTAACAAAATCACTTCCAGTTGGAACAGTTTCTGCATCGGCACAAGTAGTTGATATATTGGCTTCTGCAAATTCATATACTGCATCACAAGATACTAAAAATACTACATTAGCATCATATACTGCAAGTTTAGAAACTAAAAACGCAACTCTTGCATCATATACCGCAAGTTTAGAAACTAAAAACGCAACTCTTGCATCATATACTTCTTCATTAGAAGCTAAAAATACTACATTAGCATCATATACTGCTTCGTTAGAAACTAAAAACGCAACTCTTGCATCATATACTTCTTCATTAGAAACTAAAAATGCAACTCTTGCATCATATACCGCAAGTTTAGAAACTAAAAACGCAACTTTAGCATCTACTACGGCATCATTGTTGGCAACACAAACCAACTTAAATAGTTATACAAGTTCATTAAACAACGCAATCCAAATAACAGGTTCAAGTACTGTATTTTTAGGAAACATTACCGTTTATGGTACTCAATCTGTAATCAATTCACAAAATGTTGAAATTTCAGATAATATTCTTTATTTAGCACCTACTGGTTCTACTGATAATGATTTGGGTATTGTTGGACACTACAACGATGGTACATACAGACATGCAGGTGTATTTATGGATGCATCTGATGGGCATGCTTGGAAAGTATTTAACGGATTACAGAGTGAAACAATTGGAACTGTTGATACTGCGGGAACAGGATTTACTTTGGCAGATTTCAAAGCAGGTGCATATACGGGAACAACATATACATCAACAATTGCAACTGGTACTGCACCTTTAACCGTATCATCTACAACGGCAGTTACTAATTTAAATGCGGACTTATGGGATGGAAACCACTTTGCACCACTTGGAACTTGGACAGCATCGGTTGATACTACTAATACTGCACAAAACGCATCATTAACTAATTTAAATACATATACGAGTTCATTTGCAGCAGCATCTGTAACTTTAACAAATAAAACAATTAGTGGAGCATCAAACACTCTTTCTAATATTGCAAACGCATCTTTAACAAATAGTTCAATTACAATCGCAGGACAATCTACATCATTAGGTGGAACTGTAACTGCTGAAACTATTAGAACGGCAATTGGTACTGTTGTAACTGGTTCATCTCAAATTACGGGAATTGGTAATTCACAATTGACAAACTCTTCGGTAACTGTAACCGCAGGAACTGGTTTAAGTGGTGGTGGTGCAGTTGCATTAGGTTCATCTATAACTTTAACAAATGCAGGTGTAACATCAAACGTTGCAGGAACGGGTGTAACGGTATCGGGAGCAACGGGAGCAGTAACAATCTCAATTGGACAATCGGTAGCAACTAACGCAACTCCTACATTTGGTAACTTAACTATCAACGGAACAATAACTGCAACGGGTGATATTACTGCATATTTTACATCAGATAAAAGACATAAGAATAACATTCAAATTATTCCAAACGCATTAGATAAAGTTAAACAATTGAATGGTGTAACTTGGGAATGGAATGATGATGTAAATGAAGTAACAAAATCAACTCCAAAAACTGGTTTAATTGCGCAAGAAGTTCAGCAAGTATTGCCAGAAGTTGTAAAAGAAAGAGAAGATGGTTTCTTATCATTAGATTACTCAAAAATGATGGGTCTATTGGTAGAAGCAATCAAAGAACAACAAAAACAAATAGAAGATTTAAAAGCACAATTAGGTTCTAAATAATGTACGATGTTTATTATACGACCGCAGGAGGACCTTGGTTCAATAGTGGTGCGGATATGTGGGTTACGGAATGGATAAAGGAGGTAGCACCCGAATTAGGGGTGAAACCTCTTTTATTATTCCATAGACACAAACCTCAAAATTATGAAGAGTTTCCAATTGATATTGACCATATTTGGGAAACATCGGAAGATGAGATAATAAAAATATTAAATGGTGCAAGACGTATTCATATTCTTCACGGTCATTATACTCCAACCAGAGCTATTCATCAAAATTTGGAAAAGATTGATTCAATCGTTTTTCATAATTTAACAAAAGTGTCTTTAATGGCACAAATGGGAAAAGATGAGTACTTACATTGGTATGGTAATTGGGAATATGAATCAGAATTGATTGATAAAATTAAAAATAAAGTTTGGGTAGGGTTATATCATTTTCCATATAAAACAGAAAATTTACACCATATACCAAACCATTACAAATTTAAAGTAAATAAAGAGGTTTCGGAGTCATTGAAAATTGGTTTTGCCGCAAGAGCGGAAGGTAGAAAAAATTTAGAGTTCATAGAACCATTTGAAAATTATATTTCTACTAATTCAGAAACATTTAACAAATATTACCGAAAGAAATATGGATACAAATTCGAAAAAAGTAAAATTTATAAGTTTGATTACAAATATAAAGAAAGGTTCTACGGACTTGATTGGGGTATATCTCACTCGTGTTTTGAAAATGAACCATTCGGATATGGAATATTTGAAGCAGTTGATTGGGGGAAAGTACCAATATTACATGAAAACTGGTGTGTTCCCCTTGACTACAAATATAAAGCAAAAGATGCAGAAACTTTTAAGGAAACCTATGAGCAACTCTGTAAAGATAGTTATGAAGAAAGAAAAGCAGAACACAAAAAACTAAAAGATTGGATGCAAAGTAACTTCGGAAATAAAGAAGTATGGAAAGAAAAACTTTTGGATATTTATAACGGAGAATAATACATAAATAATGGCAAGAACTAATTTATCATTAGGAAATTTATATAGAGCAGTTAGTGGTTCAGCAAGAACTACACAAGCAGTTTCAATTGGAGGATTAGGTGGTGCAGCTGCCAATTCGGCATTTACATCATTTGCAATTGATTCGGTTACAGTTACACCACCAACATATACTTATATAGTTGAATCTACAACTGAAAATGCAACTTTTACATTTGGAACGGCAGGTTCATTACATGGTTCAAAGGTTGGTAGTGTAGCTGCAAATTACTCTGTAACTTTTGATAATGCAAACTTTTCAGTAGGTTCTCCAACATTAGGAGCATCTCCATCATTTCCAATCACACCTGCTGCAATTTCTCTTACATCTTATTCGGAAGCACAATCTGTATTAAGTATGAGATATGCGGATGGATATAATACTGCTGCAACAAATTACAACTCTACTGTTACAAAAACATTATATGCAGTTGATGTTTATAATACAATTAACCAACCTGATTTCTGTTTATTATTTGGAAGTAAAGTACAAAGACCAGATGGAACGGAAGTTAATGTAGAAGATTTGGCAGTAGGTGATACTATAAAAGCGTGGGTGCCAGCAGGATTACCCGATGAATCACAGGACCCCGAATCAGACCAAGTTGATTGGAGAATGTATAAATCCGAAGCATTATCTGGTTCATATCAAGAAGTAATGATTGCAGATTTAACATTTAACTTTGCAAGTGGATATTATTCTATTAATGATGGAATAATTAAAGCAACTGGTACTCACCCTCTTTGGGTTTGGGATGCGGAAATCAATCAATATCATTTTAAAAATGTAGAAGATTTATTACCAGGAGATAGATTGGTTCAATATTATGAAATGATTGGTACGGAAGAAATTGAAGTAACCAATATGGAAACAATAATGGAAGATGTTGAGATTGTAACTATTAACGTAGAAAATGCCGACGTTTATTTGGCAAATGGTATAGTATCTCATAATAAAGGTACAACTACACAACCTTTTATTCCATCATCTGGATTGAGAATGTATTTAGACCCATCGAAAGCATCATCTACAAATGGAACTGATACAACGGATTGGTTAGATTTAAGTGGATGGGGAACTGGTTTAAGACCAGCAGGTGTAACAAATGCAGCGGGTATTTCCGGTGGAAACCCTACATATAATGCAGGAGCAACTAGAAAAGAAAAATATTGGTCATTATCTACAAATAAATTTTGGTATAAAGATGGAACAACAAACATTAGTGATGGATATACTCAATTTAATACATCAGCATATTCTGTAATATGTTGGTTTAGATTCCCAACACACCCTGCACAAACTTGGCATAATTTCTTTAATAAACAAACCGGAAATACTAGTGCTGACCGATTAATATCATTATATATAAACTCAAATGGTTCTGGAACATATTATATACATGATGGAACATCTATTCAATATGCAGGAACAGGAACATCATTAACTGCAAATGTTTGGTATATGGTTTCTTATACGGCAGCATTAAATGGAACTAACGTTGGGTATTTTGATAAAACATCAACTGGAACTATATCAAATGGTGCAAAGGATTATACAACAGGTGCTTTAATAACCGTTGGTGGTAATTTTAGAGAAAACAGTTATTACTTTGGAGGACAAATAGGACCTGTATTATTCTACAACAGACAATTGAGTTCAACTGAAATCGGACAAGTATATGATTATTTCTCTCCATCATACAAATAAGAATTGATGTTTTGAAAATAATTTTTATATTTATATTGAGATAATAAAATTTTTAAATTAGCATACAAAATGGCAGACAAAATAGTATCACCAGGTGTTTTTACAAAAGAAAACGACCTATCATTTTTACAACAAGGTGTAGCTGATATTGGTGCAGCGTTCATCGGACCTTTCAAAGAAGGACCATTAGTTCCAACAATTGTTAATTCTCAAGCAGAATTTGAAACTTTGTTTGGAACTGTTGATGATACTTACTACACACCTTTAGCAGTACAATCATATTTAAGAGAAGCAGGAACTGCTACAATTTGTAGAGTTGCGGGTATTGGTGGATATACAGAAACTGCTCCTTTATTATTAACAGTAACTTCGGGTTCAATATCAGCATCGGTTGGTATTCTTTACAATACTGTAAGTGGTTCAAACGCAGGTTTTACAGGAACTACTGTAACTCCAAACGGAAGTGGTAATTTTTTAATTTCTGGTTCAAACGCAGGATTACTATCAGCATCATTAGATGCATCTAATACAAATGATATTGAAGCAGTATTTGGATTATCTCCATTTGGTGCTAAAAAACCATATGTGTATGGATTCTTTCAAAATGCATATTCAAATCAAGGACAACCAATAGGATTTAGTGCAGCAGCAACTGCATCTGTAACTGTGTTGGGAAGTCAAGCATATACATTTGATGCACAAGAAGCTAAAACTCCATTTATCCAATCACAATTGATTTCAGGAGAAAGAACAAACTTATTCCGTTTTGAAACAATTGGTGCAGGAAATGCAGCAAACTCAAAAGTTAAGATTGGTATTACAAACATTAAAGCAGCGGGTTCTGTAAATGGTACTGATTATGGTACATTCACAGTTGTTGTTAGAGATTTTGCTGATACAAACAAAAAGAAAATTGTATTAGAAACATTCTCTAATGTAAATTTAGACCCTAATTCTCCTAACTATATTGCAAGAGTAATAGGTGATAGAAAAAGAACTATTGCATCGGATGGTAAGGTAACTGAAAGTGGTGATTGGGTTAATAACTCAAAATATGTTAGAATTTCTCAATTGAATGAAAACGCGCCAGTTCAAGCAGTACCGTTTGCACATGCAGCATATCAATTACCAATATCAACATCAGCAGCAATTGGAAGTTTAATCCCATCTGCATCATTTGTTAGTTCATCATCATCTACTTATGGTGGTATTGATTTAGAAAATAATACAGATAATGCAATTTATTTAAAACCAATTCCTAATGGAGCTGGTGTAGGAGCAAACGTTGCATTTGGTGTAGATTCTACTAACGGTGGTTCATTATCAGTAGGTTCAACATCGGCACAATTCTTAGTAGCATTCCAAGAAGGTTTTGATGGTATGAATCCTGCAACACCTATTTACAAAGGAGATAATATCATCGCAGGAAACTCACAAGGATTTAACCTTTCTACATCATTATCATCTGGTTCAATTGCATATGGAAAGCATGTATCTGCATTATCTAACCAAGATGAATACGATATTAATATGGTTGTAACTCCAGGAGTTATTAGAAGATTACATCCGGTTGTAACAACTGATGTTTTGGACATGGTTGAAGAAAGAAGTGATTGTTTCTATATTATGGATACAAATGCATATTCCGATAGTATTGCACAAGCAGTAACACAAGCAGACGCAATTGATTCTAATTACGCAGCAACTTACTACCCTTGGGTTAAAACTATTGATGTAAATACTAATAAGTTAATTGCAGTACCACCATCAGTATTATTACCTGGTGTGTTTGCATCTAATGATAGAGTAGCTGCTGAATGGTTTGCACCAGCAGGTTTAAATAGAGGTGGATTAATTGGAGCAGTTTCTGTTCAAAATCGTTTAACTCAATCTGAAAAAGATACATTATACGAAGGAAAAGTTAATCCAATCGTTCAGTTCCCTGGACAAGGCATCGTTGTATTCGGACAAAAGACATTGCAAGATAAACCATCTGCATTAGATAGAATCAACGTAAGAAGATTATTATTAACTGTTAGAAAATACATCGCATCTACATCAAGATATTTAGTGTTCGAACAAAACACTTCTGAAACTAGAAATAGATTCTTAAATATCGTAAATCCTTACTTGGAATCAATCCAACAAAGACAAGGACTTTACGCATTTAGAGTTGTGATGGATGATTCAAACAATACACCAGATGTAATTGATAGAAACATTATGAAAGGAGCTATCTACTTACAACCAACTAAAACTGCTGAATTCATTCAAATTGATTTCAACATTTTACCAACTGGCGCATCGTTTAACGGATAATTTTAAAAAACCATATTTATTATAGAGAATAACATTTAAATAAAAAGAAAATGCCAGAAATATTAGAATTTGACAAGATATTTTATAAGAATTTTGAACCAAAACTTGGTAACAGATTCATTATGGAAATCAATGGTATCGAATCATACATCATCAAAACTGCAAGTAGACCAACTTTTACATCTGAAATCGTTGAATTAGACCATATCAACGTTAAAAGAAAGATTAAGGGAAAATCTAATTGGGATGATATGAACATCACACTTTATGACCCAATCGTTCCATCAGGAGCACAACAAGTTATGGAGTGGATTCGTCAATCACATGAATCATTAACGGGTAGAGATGGATACGCAGCATTCTATAAGAAGGACGTTACTTTCTATTTGTTAGGACCAGTTGGTGATAAAATTGAACAATGGACAATTAAAGGAGCATTCATTACATCAGCAAACTTTGGTGAATTGGATTGGGCATCAAATGACCCGGTATCAATTGAATTAACTTTAACTTACGATTACGCAATATTAGAGTATTAAGATTAAATAAAGTAATTGAAATAATAGGGGAGCAGAAATGTTCCCCTTTATTTTTTTAAAAATGTGATATATATTAATAAACACATTAAGTTATATTATGGAAGAACAAATAGAACAACAAGTTACGAGAGGTTTAGGGACACCCCAAACTACAACTCAAAAAAACTTCCCATTTGCAACGGAAGTTATTTCATTACCATCACAAGGGTTAGCATATCCAGAAAATTCACCATTAGCAAAAGGAGAAATTACTCTTAAACTGATGACGGCAAAAGAAGAAGATATTTTAACTTCTACTAATTTAATTCGTAAAGGAATTCATTTAGATAAGTTATTAGAATCGATTGTAGTAGAACCTGGTGTAAATATAAATGACCTTTTAATTGGTGATAAGAACGCAATTTTGATTATTACAAGAATGTTGGCATTTGGTCCTGAATATGCAGTTACAGTAACTGATTCTGAATCTGGTGAAGATGAAATTGTAAAAGTAGATTTGTCTAAACTAAAAACAAAAGATGTTGATTTTTCTAAATTAAATAGACAAAACGAATACGAATTTACTTTACCAAAATCAAAAACACCTATAAAGTTTAAATTACTTACTCATGGTGATGAACTTGCAATTCAAAAAGATGTGGAAGCAAGTGAAAAAGTATTAAAACAAGGAAACGAAATTACTACAAGATTTAGAAGAATCATTACCGAAGTTGATGGTAATAGAGATTTAGGATATATCAGTAACTTTGTTTCAAACAGATTATTGGCAATGGACTCCAAAGCATTGAGAAAATGTATTTCAGAATTAACTCCCGATTTAGATTTAAACATGGAATATGAAAATTCAAAAGGTGAGACGGAGGCTCTCCGTATCCCATTCGGGGTAGACTTTTTTTACCCTGCCGAATAACCATTCCGTATTATTACATCAAACCATTTTTCAAATGATTTATTTTGCAAATGGTGGGTTTAATTGGAATGATTTATACTTTATGCCAACCAAACTTCGTGAGTTTTATTGGAGAGAATTATTAAAAGCAAAAGAGGAAGAGAGAGAACAAATTGAAAAATCTAGACCAACAACTACAAATAATTCATCTAAAACTAAAAGAAGATGATATTTATATAGGTAATATAAATTAAAAAGCAATCATGTCCAAAAGATTATTATCAGAAGGAATATTAGATAAATTCTTTTCTTTATTTTTAAAAGCAAAATCACAGAACAAAGAAAGTGATTGGTTAGCTCGTTTAAGAAAAGAAGACCCCGAATTGGCTGATATATGGTCTGAATGGGATGCACATACCGATAAGTTGTTAAGTCAATCTAGACAATCATTAAAAAAAGCGGGAATTGAAAGTGATTATTCAAATGTTGATGCTATAATTAAAAAATATAGTTAATATATCATATGGCTGATTCAAAAAAACCTACCAAAAAAGCATCTAGCAATAAAACATCTGTTAAGAGTCAAAAGCTTGGAAGAGGTGTGCAAAGTGGCTTAGAAAGTGCATTTGCTGCTAGAACTGCGGATTTGGAAAAAGGAACAAGGGAATATAATGTTCAATTGAAAGTTCTTGAAAAGCAACTCAAACTTCAACAAGATATTCGTGCAGAAATATTAGCTACTAAAAATTTAGGAAAAGAACAAACCGATGCTCTTAACAAAGCTACTAAAAAATATGTTGCTCACCAAAAATTACAAGCTAGTTTAGCACAACAAGTTAAAGATAGAGTAATATCAGAAGAACAGGCTAAAAAAGTTTTAAATAAATCCCGCGCGGATTATGATTCAATGGTAAGAAGTGCAAAACTTACCGGTGAAAACACTGCAAATATAAGAAAACAGTTAAAAGGTTTAAGTAAAGAAATGCAATTATCGGCTGATGCATTTGACAAAACTGCCAAAAAAGCAGCAATGTTAAATACTGCATTAGACCAGATTGGTTCATCGAGTATTCCGATGATGCGAGAATTTTCAGATGTTCTTAAAGGTATAGCAGAAAGAGACCTTAAAGCAGTAACTATTGCTTTAACTGCGGCAGGAGCTGCAGCTGCACTTCTTGCCAAAAATTATTTCTTCCCTGAAATGAAAGCAGCTCAGGATGTGGAGAATGAGATAAAGCAAATGAAAACCGATAATATCGCGGAAATTGCTAAAATCAATAATAAATACGCGTTTGTAGGTCAAAAAATAACACAAGAAATAAACCAAAACAGTATTGAAACTGCCAATACTGTTAATCGTTTAAATACAGAAGCTGCGTATGCTTCTCAAAGAGCTGCTAACGAATTTGCTGCAACAATGAAAAGTGGTGCAGCAGAGTTTAGTGCTGCTTCCAAAACTGCATTCTTTGGTAAAGGGTTAGGTAGTGTTGGATATTCTACTGCTCAATTACAATTAGCAGGAGTTAGTGCGGAAGAAATTGCAAGTTCATTATCTGCCGCAAGTAATGCAATGGGTAGAAACACATCATCGGAAATGGCTGCCAATATGGCAGTTATGTCAAAAAGAACTGGTCAATCCGTTGAAAATCTTTCTTCTATTAATGAGTATTTTATGAGAACCGACAAAGTTTCGGAATCTTCTGCAATGAATATGCAAGAGGGTTTAAGAGCAATGGCGGATAGTGCAAAGGTTGATTTGGGCGGTGTAATGCAAGAAGTTGCGGAAGCATCTAAAGAAGCATTGGGATACCAAATCAAATCAGGTCCTGCATTAGCAAAACAAGTAGTTTATGCAAAATCATTAGGCGTTTCATTTAACGATATAGCAAAAGCGGGTAAAAGCATGGTATTGAATTATAAAGATAGTATCAAAAACGAAATGCAATTATCGGCAATGTTGGGTAGAAATGTAAATCTATCAGAAGCACGTTCTTTATTTGCACAAGGTAAAAATGATGAAGCATTAAAATCTATTCAAGCACAAGGTTTAGACCCTGCTAAAATGAATATGTTCCAACAAGAAGCATTACAACAAGCGTTGGGTGGGTTGGATTTAAATTCAATACAAAAAATTTCACAAAATACTGGTAGAGAAGGTGGTGCATTAACACAACAAAATGCAAAAAAAGGAAATAAACAATTTTTGCAAACAAATACAAATGCACAAGCATCTTTAGCATCGCAACAGGCAAATATTCAAGCTCAACAAGCTATTATAGATGCTAAATTATCTGGTCAAATAACAAAGGCTTATTTGGCATCCGATGGATATAAAAAATATCAAAACGGATTAATAGACCAGGAAAAAGCTGCTATGAAAATTCAACAAGCGGAAGAATTACGATTTAAACAAAGTAAAGATTATTTACAACAGTTAATTACAACTGCTAAAAATAATATTGAAAATATGTTCTCACCTGATAATTTTAAAACAATGGGTGTAGGACTTGCGGGTGCTCTTGCTGGTAATATAGTAGGTCAAGGTATTGGAAAATTAGTTAATGGAGTTCAAAAAGTATTTGTAGTAAATCAGGATGGTGGTAGTGACCCAACTGATTTATTAGATGGTCCTGATTCCAAATCCAAATCTAAAACCAAAACTAAAACCAGAACATCTCGTCCTCGTGCTCCGCGTGGTCCGAAAGGAAAAATAATGAAAATTTTCAATTCTGCATCAGATTTATTACCAAAAATGAAAAATTTGGTAAAACCATCTAGTTTGCTTAAAGGTGGGAAAACATTACTTAAAGGAGCATTAAAAGGTGGAGTAGCAAGTCTTATTGGTGGATACGCATTAGATTCAATTGCAGAAAGTCAAGCTGCAAAAGGAAACAAAAAAACGGCAGCAGCTGCTGATATTGCAAGTGCTGCATTATCGGGTGCGGGTTATGGTGCAATGTTAGGTTCATTTATTCCAGGAGTTGGTAATGTTGTTGGTGGTGCAGTTGGTGGTGTATTGGGTGCTGGATATGGTTTATATCAGAATTGGGGAACACTTTTTCCTGAAAAAGCAAAAGTAAAACCGAAAGCTCCACCTAAAAAAGCAGGAGCAACACCTGCAAACGCATCAACTGTAGTACCTGGTACAGGTTCAACTCCAAACGCACAAACATTAACATTATCGGATGTACAATATCAGACAAGATTACAAACTAAAATGGTTGAATTACTTGGTGTAAGTGCTACATTATTACAATACATCTTATTAGAAGACCAAAATAAGCAGTATAAAGCTAATGAAATTAATTCAATGAGATTGAGTAATCAATTAATGATGAACGCCAAAAAACAAATGGCAATAGCAAGAACGGAAACCGTTGGTGCGTATAAAGGAAAATAAATTTGAATAATTCATATTTATAGTAAAATCAATACACTATAAATGCCAACAATATTAGACCTTTTTAATTCTACAAAAAAAGAACTATACAACGATGAATTAATCCGTATAGAAAGTAGAGGACTTATCAATCCACCAAGAGGTGCAGCTTTATTGGCTTCTTCACCAAATTCATTCGGAGATTTAATCGGTGGTCAATTAGCAGGTACTATTGGTGGAACTGCAAATAGACCATCTGATACTATTTTTAAAGGAACTGCATTTTTTAGAAAACCCATAACATTAACTGCATTCACAGAAGCAGGTTTAAAAGATGCAGTAGATGCAGGTGAAAAATATTATGTTAAACCTAATCCATCTCCACCATCTGTATTAAATCAACTATCTCAGGGGGGTGCATCTGCGAAAGGTGTTGCTACTAATTTGGCAATAGGTGCTTTAAACAAATATGGTAGTCCAAAAAAATTAAAAGGTTTATTTAAAAAGGCAATAGCTGATTTAACAGATGAAGATTACGGTAGTAAATATCAAAGTTTAAAACCAGGTTCAGACCCATTATTGTCTGATAAAAAGTTTTCAAAAAATAAAGAAGTATATCAATACGGTGGGTTTCCTCTTATTTACTATAATTCCGTAAATGAAATTGGAAAAGTTTTAGGTACTGATACTCATGTTAAGTCTTTAACACCAAGACCTGCAACATTTAAATGGGACCAGGGACAACAATATGTAAATAAAACTACATCTATTGAAGAAACTCAAATTAAAGAAACAATCACTAAATATAGAGATACAAATCAAATTTGGGTTTTATTTCAAAAATATGGAAAAAGTACTGTAATTCCATTTGCAGGTGCAATAAGTGGTATAAGTGAGGATATACAACCAGAATGGTCTAATTTTAGATATGTTGGTAATCCATTTAAAACATACAGATACCAGGGGGTTGAAAGAAATTTAAAATTTAATTTAAAATTATACTACACAACAACCGAAGAAAAACAAGCAATGATTTCAAAGATTAACTATTTAAAATCATTAACTTTTCCAGATGATACGATTTCAGAAATGCAATATGGTGGTAGTGCAAATTCACAATATGCATTTTCACCAAATTTGGTATATCTTACAATTGGCGATTTATATAAAAAAGCATTTGGATATATAGAAAGTTTATCATTTAGTATAGATGATAATGTAACTTGGCCAAATGCCGATGCAAATGGTGGTAGTGAAGGAACTGGTATATTCGGAGCATTTGGACTTAAAAAAGATAATACATTATACCCATCTGTAATAGATGTTTCAATTGGTATGAAATTAATTGAAAATCATACAACAGAAAAATCCAATACAGGAACTGTTACTAAATATAAATACGATTTCGATGGTAATACTTATAATGAAGATTTATATACAAAGAAAATTGGAATGAAAAAAACTCCATTTGTAATAGAAGAAAAAGATATATAAAATGGCAAGTAGATACCAATATACAACTCAATTAACAACAGATAATACTAAAAGAAAGTATTTGAGTTCTGTTATATATCCAAAAATAAAACCAACTGATAATGATATGTATGTAATATCTGAATCAACGGATAGATTAGATATATTAGCAAGTAAATATTATGGTGATAAAACTTATTGGTGGGTGATTTCAGTTGCAAATAATTTAAATAATGCTTCACTTCATATAGAACCAGGTATTCAATTAAGAATACCATCCGATTTATCAACTATTTTAAGAGATTTTGACAAATTAAATAAATAAGTTATGCCTGCAATTCCTTATATCCAACCCATACCAAAATGGATTGAAGAAGAGTTAGATTCAAGAGCTAATAATCAAGCCAGATTAATCAAAACAAGACCATTTGTTATGCTTACATCTCCTGCGGTTATATCTAAAAGTCCAAAAAATAATGAACGGATTATAAATGAAAATTATGATGCAAGTTATAGAGGATGTGTATTATCAAATACAACCGATACGGATAAATTATATCAAACTGGTAATACTATTATAGGGTATGATTTAAATGGAAATCCAATTGAAGTAGTAGGTGAATCAAATAGAAAATTATCAGTACCTTTAATTATAGATTTACAAATTGAAGAGATGGGTGAAAATGCTGCTTTAAAAACGGCAAAATTAAATATAAAAATATTTTCATTAAAACAATTGGAAATGTTTGAGTTATTTTTTTTAAGACCTGGTATGCAATTAGTATTAGAATATGGAAACAATTCCGATTTGACTGCTAAAAATATTGATATTAAAAACAAAATGTTTCCAAAAAAAGATTGGCAATCGTTTGTTCAAGAATTTATGTCAATATATTCCCCTTTGGATGAAAAATGGCCAGATATAAAAGAAGCATATTTACAAAAATTAAAAGATACAAAAGGTAATTATAATGTTTGGACGGGTAAGGTTCAAGGATATAGTTTTGCAGTTGATAGTGATGGTACATATAATGTAAATTTAGAAATAGCAGCAGGTAATGAATTGGCATCACAATTACTTAGTCAATCATCAAAACCTGAAGGAAAAAAGAGTGCAAAAATAATAAAAGGTGATTATACATCATATGTTGCAAAAATTGCAGAAGATATTGACCCACATTTAATAGATGCACTTAAAGATGTTTCTAAATGGAAAAATGAATTTTTTAATTGGGGAGCGATAAACGAAAAATCGGAAGACAACACAATATCAAAAAAACCATATATTTCAGTTAGGCTGGCTTTAAAAATTATAAATTCATTAAATGTTTCAAGTAATATAATTTGGGGTAGTTATAAGGATAAAACTGGTAAAAAAATTGATGTAATACCAGTATCATCTACAAAATATATGATGTCATCAAATGAAAATATTATTTTTCCTGGAACATTACCTGATATAGTTGTAAATCAAGAAACTGGTCAAATACAAGTGTTACATAAACCTGTGAAAGATGCAGACCCTAACAAACAAACATTTGAAGTTTTACCAGGAGAGACATCTTTAATAAATGGATATTCTTTTAATATAGATGAAAGCGGTAATAATATTAATAATTTTAATTTACCTACGGATAAATCTAATATAACATTACCAAAATATACTGCAAATTTATTAAATGCATTTATAAGTTATGAAAAATTTATTAGTTTTAAAACTAGTTCAATTAAAAATTCCGATTTATTGATTGAAATGCTAAAAATGATACAAGATTCTATGTATGGGTATTCTTATCTTGAATTGGCAACACCTGATAGTAGTTCGGGACCAGATACAGGATTAACAATTATTGATAGAAAGTTATTAAGAAAAATTCCAAATAATAAACCATACCGATTTAAAATTGGACCAACAAATTCAATAATACATACTTTTTCATTTGATTTTCAAATGGATGATTTGATGGCAGGGCAAACGTTATATGCTACTCAACTGGATATTACGGAAGCAGATTCTAAATTTAATAGCAAACAATCTCAAAATTTAAAATATCCTGAATCATTAGCTGCAACTGCAACTATGGATTATTTTAAAAATGCAGATGGATTTTATTCTATAAATCCAATAGAAGTTAAATTACAAAAACAATTAGTAGACAAAAAAAGAAAAGATGATGAGATAGCAAAAAAAGAAGCTAAACCATTAACTAAAAAAGAAGCAGACGCAAAAAAAGCAAAAGAAGAAAAAGAAGAAAAAGGTATAATAACTGAAAAAGTAAAACAGGCTAAAGAAACTAAAAATAAAAGTTACATTAGATTTAAATTTGATGGTGGTGATAAAAAAACACATAATTTAATATATACCGATGAGGCATTATTAAAATATTATTTAGTAAAAGAACCGGAACCCGATACAGTTTTAGTTTCAGGTGTAGATGTTACAATTGCAATGGATGGAATATCAGGATTAAGTACCGGAGATTATTTTCATATAGATGGTGTTCCGGAAGTATATAATCAAAATGGATATTTTCAAATTACTGCAATACAACATGGGATTAATAATGATGGTTGGCTTACAACTATCACCGCAGGTTGGTTGAGAAAACAATAATTATAATGTACACAGACTTAATTAAAGATAAAGAATTACCATCATTGTTTATACCACAGACAATTGTACCATTGCCTACTGAAAATGATTATGCAAAAGGTTTTGTGGAAAGATTTTTTACTCAAAAAGCAAATGATATAAACGGATTTGTTTATGAGGTAGATTCAAAAACATATTTAAGATTATTAAAAAACCCATACTGGTTAGCAGAAAGTATTTATTGGAGAATAACAGGTCCATTAGATGCAGTATATAATGATATGGGAGATGTTATAGATAAAGGAGTAATATCGGCAAATAAAGCATCGATTGTATTAGGAGCAGAAAAAATAAAAAATTTAGGATTATATTTACCTAATATTTTACAATTTTATAAATGATAAAAATCATCAAAATGCTTGGAAATAAAAAATAAATTTAGTATATTTATATATATAATACCCTAAACATAGTTATGAAAGAATACAAACACTTATCCGAAGAGGAAAAACAACAAATGTTATTTGATTGGCGTTATAGAGGTTTCACTACAATTGAATTATTAACCGATGAAGAAGTAGATGAAATTAATGATGAACTTAATCGTATCAGATTAGAGAGAAACGCAGAAGAACCTGAAAAATGGCAGGAATATGAACCATTTATGTATCCACACAAAAAATCCGAAAAATTAGAAAAGTTATTTGCTCATCCAAAGTTGATAGAAGCATCTGAATTTCTAATGGAGGGTAATGTTATTGGTATGCAGACTTGGGCATATTTCAAACCAAAAGGTGAATTAGGTAGAGACCAACATCAAAATGGTTTTTATACAGGATGCAAACACAACGAAATTATTAACGTAGCGATTGCATTAGATAATCACGACCCTGAAAATGGTGCGGTATGGAACTATGAAGGTTCACATAGATTACCAGTTTTACCAATTGAAGATAATGAGGAAAGAAAAGCAACCAACACCGACAATTGGAGAAGTGAAAGAGGTAAAAGTTGTGTAATGCCAGAAGGACATGATTTCAGAAAGATTGAAGGATGTGTTAGAAAAGGACAAGCAGTTTTATTACACTCTCACGTTGTACATGGTTCAGAACCAAATAGAGACCCTAAAAGAATGAGAAGAAATTATTTAACTTCTTATTTGAAAGAGGGTGCGTATTTTAACAAAGGAAACCAAATGAAAAGAGAACCAATTGATATTTACGAACTCCGTAAAAAACATTGGGGAGAATAATTTGGAATTGTAAAATATTTTTAGTATATTTGTAGGGTATGAACTTAATAGAAAATAGGGATACCCTACATTTTTTTGTCCAATCAAAACCCAAAATTAAATTGATAGTTCCTGTGTGGAGTAGTAGCAGAGGACATCAATCTATGTTTCCAATATCATTTGTATATTATAAAACAAATGAGGAAGATGGTATTATTAATTTCAATCATATAGATGCAGATTGTGTAGATTTATTCCCAATACACAAACTTTGTAATCCAAATACATTAGTATTAGGAAACCGATATATACAATCGAACGGACTTGATTACGAATGGGTTTATTTTGAATCAGTAGGCAAACCATTTGTATTTAATGATTATGTAGAAACTCTTTTTAAGGGGTATAGAAATGATTATCTTTTGAACAACGATTGTATTCCTCTCATGAAGTGGTATGAACTCTTAAAATCAATACCTGATACATTTGAGATAAAAGATTATCATCGTAAATATTCAGATTCAATCTCTTTATTAGGAAAAGTGGAAGGGGCTGGGGTTCAAGTCGAAGAGGAAAAATTTATTGATAGATTTAGCTTCGATTCACGTTATATAGATGGTGGTAAAGTGTACACACAATACAATCCATATACGGTTACGGGTAGACCATCCAATAGACATTTAAATGTAAATTACTCTGCTCTTCCTAAAGGGGATAAAAGTAGGGAATCCATCATTAGTAGATTCGATGGGGGAACTCTAATCCAATTCGATTATGAATCATATCACATACGATTGATTGCGGGATTGATTGGGTATAAGTTTCCAACCGATATTACGGCTCACCAATACCTTGCAAACCACTATGGATGTGATTACGAAACCGCAAAGGGTTTAACCTTTAAGTATCTTTATGGGGGTTTAGACGACTTTGCGAGGGGGATTCCATTCTTTCAAAAAGTAGAATCTTACATCGACAATTTGTATCAACGGTATGTAATTTCGGGTAAATTAACGACACCCTTATTTAAAAGGGAAATCCATCATAATCGAATTGAATCACCAACACAACAAAAAGTTTTTAACTACTTACTACAAGCATTAGAAACTGAAATAAACTATATGAAAATGGTTGGGATTTTAGATTTTTTGAGTGGGATGAAATCGAAATTGATTTTATATACCTATGATGCGTTCTTAATCGACACTCATCCTACGGAAAGAGATAGGATTTTAGAACTTTTACCGACCATTATGGAAAAGGGTGGATTCCCTGTCAGAGCAGATGAAGGAACGAATTACGATAATTTGGTTCATTTACAATAAACTTTTATATTTATAAGATATACAGAAACACAAAGAAAATATGTATCCAAATTTTGACGAGATATTAGAAGAGTTAAGTTTTAAAGTAGGAATTGTTGATTTAACAAAGGAATCCCACAAAAAAGAATTAGTAAAACTTTTAAGAGAACGACGTATTGATTCTGCTCAGCAATTGGCAGATAGAGCATCCGTTGTCTTCCAATATATTAAAGAGAATACTCCAAAACCAAAACGTGTTCTTAGAGAAGATGAGGTTGTAAAGAGTAAATCATCTGGTAATGTTTATACGGTTAAACAATTTGACCCATCTAAACACGACAAACCAACACCAGATGAGATAGAAAAAGCAAAAGCATCTAACGGTGGTAAGTTACCATCGGATGATAAATCAACTCCTACGCAGGGTGCAAGTGTATTTGGTAACAATGGTGGTGCAAGTGTATTTGATGAACCTACCCAAACTCAACCAGAAACACCTAAACAAAAACAATTAAATCCAGACCAAGAAGCAATTAGACAATCTCTAAATAAAGGAGATTTTTCAGAAATACTTAAATCCTCAGATGAGGTAAACACATTAAGAGATAAAGGTATTGCAGGAGCAGGTGGTGCAGTTCCATCATATGGTGAAGCAAGATTGACAAGTCTTGCAAATGAATTTCAAGGTGAGGGATATTCTAAATGGCAAAGTGATAATAGAGAAGCAATTGATGCTGAGAAGAAAAACATAGCTGCTAACGCAAAAGGATATGCCAATAGAGTTAAAGAAGTTTCTAAACAATTAGGAGTTTCAACAGAAGATGCCGTTGAGTATCTTGCACAAAGAAAGGTATTTGGTGATTTGGAATTGGAAAGATTAAAATCAAATCCAGAATCGTTATGGTATAAAGGTGGTAATAAAGGATTTGGAGAAAACGAAGAAGCATTTAGATTATGGGCAAATGCAGATTTTGATGGGGCACACGCCACTTTATATGAAGCAAAAACTGGCAGCAATATAGATGATTCAAAACCATTCTACGTTATTCAATCAAATCCAAAAGAAGGTGGTGCAGATGCTGCAATTTATTCACACTTACAAGATAAGTTAGAAGAAGCAAAACAATCTGGAAATGCAGATGATATTAAACATTACGAAAATGAAATCAGAGCATTTGATAAATTAGGGTTTAATGATACTATGGTAATCGGTAAGGATAAAAATGGTAGAACTACCGTATTACATATAACAAATAAGAAGCAAAATGATTTGGCAGATATGTGGGCAAATACAACTCCCGAATATATGTTGAATACTATTAAAAAATCATTTGGTCCAGAAGTATCCGAAACTGTAATAAAAATAGCAGATGAAGGTATTTCTAAATGTGCAGATGGAAAACAAGCAACTAATAGAGCATTTGCATCTATGAAACTTGATGATAGTTTTGTTAAATTTACGGAAATACCTGAAATGAAACCGTATATGGATAAATTGAAAGAAAACAAAGCATTCCAAAAATACGCAGAAACAAATGGTTTGGATTTACAAAAAGCAACAAATGCGGAAGTTTTAGCAGCTACTCAAAATTATATAAAATCCGAAGAACAAAAAGGTAAAGCTGTTGGATATTCTACATTTGGTAAAGTTCTTACAAAAATTGGTGAGTTTGCACAGGTAACAAAAATAAAACAAAAATATCCTGATATAGATTTTAATTCAGAATCGGTAGCATTGGCAGTTAAAAACAAAAACGATGAAAAGGATTTGGTTGGAGCAGTTCATAATGATATTGTAAAAGGGATTAGTGAAGCAGATAAATCAAAAGGATTCCCTGATAAAGACGGAAATAACGGTCCTCATACGGAAGCATATATTTCAACGGTAATTCATTCAATGCACTTTGATTTAATGGTTGAAAACTTTGATAATAGTTTATCGGCAGTAACGGGTATTAGAGGAAGTAGACCTGCTGATTTTAGAGGATGTTTAGCCGAATTGAGTGGGTTCGAAGGAGAAATTGATTCACCGGAAGGAAGAGCACAACTTAATAAACATTTATTAAAAAAGTGTAAAATCAACGCAACCACAGGATATATTGAAATTACAAGTCCAAATGGAACTGTTTCATTAGCAGAAGACAGTTGGAGAACATCTGGTGAAAGTAAAAAGGTTGAGAAAAAGTTGGGTAAAGGTTTAAGACAATGTGTAGCATCAAAAGTGGATGGTAGAAAAAATAGTAAATAAATCACTTTTGTTTTGTAATTTTATATATATGTAAGAAATAATGATAACATATAATAAATGAATACACAGTTACTATGTCTTTTTACCACAAAAGAAGAACTAGATAAATCATTAGAATTCGTTCTAAATCAATATATACTTACAAATCCAAATGTGTTTGTATTAGAAAGCAAAACAAATGCAGGGGAACTTTATATTACATTTAATGTAGAAAAAGGTTCTTCTGCAATTGCTTCTGTATGGAAAACAATATTGGTTCATAGAAAAAAACAATCAAATACAATCTACACCATCAACGCACTCAATGAAGTTGTTAAATCAAAAACAGGTGGTATGTTAGATAATACTTACCAGTTGGAATGGGATGAATATAAAAACTGTATCATTACCACATCTCCAAACGGATATAAAAAAATTCCTACAAAAGTTTTTAAATCAATTAATGTAGATAATTTGGAAAAGTAAAATATTTTCCTTATATTTGTATTAATGAAAAAAGAAGCATTTCAACCAATACGGATTTCAGAAAACAATCCAAATCAAGTATTTGAAAATCACAGAACAGAACTTGCAAAAGCAATCGTTTCTGCAATAGAATATGCTATAAAAAAACGAAAAAAGAAAATTGATTTTGCTGAAATAAATGTTAAAGATATTCTGATTATTGCACTTTCAATTAGAAGTAATGAATTTGCAGGATTATTAGATGATAATTTAAAAATATTAGAAGAGGATGAGGAGTATGAATTATGTGCCCTTGCGTTAAAACTTAAAAACAAAATAGATAAACAAAATGAAAAAATTACTCAAAAAAATTGAATTGTGGTTTGACATCCATGTAGTGTATTTTCTGTATAATGGAAACAAAACACAAAGGTATTACAAAATGTTAGAAAAAAAGTGGGGTATTAAAAAATAAGTTATGACAGAAAAAGAAGCAGAACCATCGGCAATCGCATATTGCGAACACACATATCCTCAAACTTGTGAGGAATTCAAAAAAATTTTAGACGAAATGTATATTACATTTTGTAAGAAGCAAAGAAATTACGGACCTGGTAACATTTCCGTAGGAACTGCCTTACAAACCAAAGAAGATATTAAATTATCTTTGACAGGATTATGGTTCAGACAGAACGATAAAATCAACAGATTAAAACAATTAGTAGTATTAGGACAACCAGATGAAGTTGGTGAATCCGTTGAAGATACTTACCAAGACCTTGCCGTATATTCCGTAATTGCTCAATTAGTGAGTAGAGGGAAATGGGCAAAATAAAGGATAAACATTGGGCAAATTTAAGGTATGAGAACTAATATACAGATTTTTTTACAACATAATAATCTAACAAATCATCTAAATATGGATGATGTGTATCTTATTAATTATATGGATACAATTGGGTTATGCAGAGATGAATTTGAACATGATGGGTATGAATTGCATTCTAATCAACGTACTTTTTTAAAAAATGATATAAAACGTATAGCACAAAATTATAGAAAAGTTTTGATAAATGCGAATGAAGAGTTTAATGCTGATTACGAATCTATAACAGAAATGATTGATTCCTTTGTAAAAGAAGGTGTAAAAGTATTTATACATTCATTTGATTGTTGCGTTAATGAATTTTTAAAATTTAAATATCCAAATGAATATGGAAAGCTTGTTATTGCAAATACTCCAATAACACTTATAAAAAATTACGCAGGAGCATTTAATGGAAGTAATATTGAAAGAAGTAAAAAACTTTTATTTTTAAATTACAACAGAAAAATAAACAGAGATGAGATAATTTGTTATTTAAATAAAAAAAATGAATTATTCAAATCTGAAAATTTTATATCCTATCATAATCATCACACATTAGATGATTACAAATATTATAGATTTTATAAAAAATATGCAATAGAAAAGGATATAGATTTTGATTTTTTAAAAACTTTAAAATTACAACCAGAACAAATTGATATTCATGCACAAAATGAAACTCAAAACAGAGCACAGGAGTTACATTGTATGAGTAAATTTAATATATTGTGTGAACCATATTTTGGATTATCCGATGGTAGTACAGATTTTGCACCATATCATCATACTATAAGTAGAAAAACTACATATCCATTATTATATAGAAACGTTATATTTGTACATGAGCATAATAACCTATTATCAAATGAATTGAAAAATTTAGGATTTCAATTATTTTTTGATAATATAGAAGATTTTATGAACAATATGTCTGATGAATATTACTATTCGGAAGAGGTTCAGGCAAAAATGGATATTAACGAAAAATTGATTAGAGAATATTCTGGAATGGGGTTACATAAAGATACGGATTTACCCAAATACAGAGAAGCTTTGATAAACGAACTTTCAGATTTTTTTATTGAAAAATAATAGGAATTATGAAAAAAAAGTTGTATATTTGTTACAACAAAAACAAAAAGGTTATATTTAGATATAGGTAATCGCGATAAAACCTTAAAATTTAAAACAATTTATTAACACTTAAAACTTAAAAAAGCAATGGATATTTCATTAGCATTAAAGAGATTTAGTTCTCTTCAAACAAACACAAAAAAATCAGATTCAATCTGGAAACCTGCAAACGGAAAATCTCAAATCCGTATTTTACCTTACAAATTTAATAAAGATAATCCTTTTATTGAATTGTATTTTCATTACAACATTAACAACAAAACTTATTTA